CAAGGCCCTCTCTCTCAAGGTCTGCGAGAAAGGTCTGAGGTATGACCTGACAGTGCCTTTCGCGCGCTTTGTCGTTCAGCATCAGAACGAGATCGCGTTTCCTTTCAAGCGCTTCCAGATACAGCCGGTATGGCGTGCAGACCGTCCTCAGAAGGGGCGTTACAGAGAGTTCTATCAGTGTGATGTGGATGTGATCGGTTCCACATCTCAGCTCAATGAGCTCGAACTGGTGCAGATAGTCGACAGGGTGTTCACCCTTTTTGACGTAAATGTATGCGTCAAGATCAACAACCGCAAGGTGCTTACCGGTATGGCGGAGATTTGTGGTTTCCCGGATAAGGTGGTGGATATAACAGTTGCCATAGACAAGATCGACAAGATAGGTCTGGAGGCCGTGGAGGCTGAAATGGCAGAGAAGGGCCTGACGCCTGAAGCTGTCGAAGTGATACGTCCTGTCCTTACGTTGACGGGAAGCACAGCAGAAAAGATTGCGGTGATGCGTGACCTGATGAATGGCAAGTCGGCATCGGGAATCGTGTCTGAGACTGGTCTCAAAGGCCTGGATGAGCTTGAAGAACTGTTTGACTACATCGAGGCTGCCGGTGTGAAATGTGATGTCGAGATCGATCTTTCTCTCGCCCGCGGTCTGAACTATTATACAGGTGCTATATTCGAAGTCAAGGCGAAGGACTATGCCATCGGAAGCATCTGCGGCGGCGGACGTTATGACAATCTTACAGGCATATTCGGTCTGCCCAACATGTCCGGTGTCGGAATTTCTTTCGGCGCAGACCGCATCTATGATGTCCTTAAGGGACTTGACAAGTTCCCTTCCGAGGTCACATCCACTACAAAAATCCTGTTTGCCAACATGGGCTCCGATGAGCTGAAATATCTTATACCGGTCGTGAAGTCTCTCCGTGAAGCCGGAGTTTCCTGTGAGATCTATCCTGAGCAGACCAAACTCAAGAAACAGTTTGACTATGCAGACAGGAAAGCGATCCCATTCCTTTCCATCGTGGGAGGAAACGAGGTCGAAGCTGCCGTGATCAACGTCAAGAACCTCTCGACAGGAGAGCAGAAGACCTTCGCAAAAGACAATATTGCGGATATTTTGGAATTTATTGCATAAAAATTTGCAGTTTCAAAAAAAGTCCGTATATTTGCAGTCCAATACCGCGGGATAGAGCAGTTGGTAGCTCGTCGGGCTCATAACCCGGAGGCCGGAGGTTCGAGTCCTCCTCCCGCTACAAAGTTGCCGTAACTCCTCAAAAATCAGAGAGTTACGGCAAATTTCATAAAAAGACTGCGCCAAATCTGCGCCAAAAAAGTTTCACGGTATTAGGGCCCCGCAAGGATGCCCTAATAAAAAAAATGCCTGGCAGAAAAAACATCTCTCTTCGCTCAATTAACGGCTACGTTCCGGCGAAACTGACCACCGGCAAGAGGTGGTATGTAGAATTCTATTGTTATCATCCCGAAAAAGAAAAGCTCCATAGATGCAGGGTGTCGGTGCCGCCGATCAAGAAGGCATCGGAACGCCGCGCCTATGCAAAGGATATGGAAGTGGAAATCAACGAACGTCTCAAGAAAGGGTACAATCCATTCATGAGCCTGAACAATCCAAAGGAATACGGTTTGTTCGATGATGCATGCAGCTCATATCTAAAGTATCTCTATAAGATGATGGAAGATGGACTGATGAGGATAAAGACCTATAACGGTTACCTGTCTTTCCTGAATCGTTTCCGTGCATGGAATGCCCAGCAGCGGAAGCCGGTCACATACATGTACCAGTTCAAGAAGGATATCATCAATGCGTTTCTGGACTATCTGTGGATGGATGCCGGAAAGTCCGCCAGGACCCGGGATAATTATCTCGGGTGGTTCAGGAGTTTCGTGGCCTACCTCATGGAGAAGAACTTCATCAGCGAGGATCCGACAGCAAACATCACCATGGTGCAAGGGAAGAAGAAATATCAGAAGAACAGGACCACCATACCTAAGGAATGTATGGTGCTGCTGAAGGATCATCTTGAGAAGAACGACAGACACTTCCTCCTTGGCTGCTATGTGCTGTACTACTGCTTCATCAGACCTAAGGAGATGACCTTCATCAAGCTCAAGGATATATCTGTCAAGAATGGAACTATATATATAGCTCCGGAGGTCTCAAAGAACGGGAAGGGTAGCGTGGTGACACTGCCGGACTGTGTCTTGAAGCTGATGATGGATCTTGGAGTACTGAACTATCCGTCTGACTGGTATCTGTTCAGTGATGATTTCATTCCTGGCGTGAAATACAGGAGCGGGAAGCAGTTCACGGATGCGTGGACAAAGGTTCGGAAACATTTCGGCTGGCCAGAGGAATATAAGTTCTACTCTCTCAAGGATACCGGTATCACGGACATGATCCGAGACAATACAGATCTGCTTGCAGTGCGTGATCAGGCGCGACATCACTCTCTTGAGATGACTAACCTATACACACCGATGGAGTCAAAGGAGGCTAATGAAACGATAAGACATCGACAGTCTTATTTCTGATATAAAAACCCTGCTGCGCTTCACAGCGGAGCAGGGGACTTAACACTAAAACAACTATACACAACAAATGCGGGCTATTGATTTGACATGTATATCTATTATGGCATCTTCTCCTTCCTCACTCATCAGGAACCGGCAGTCTTTCTCCGAGTTCATGAACAGATTCTCCGTCAGTACTGCAGGGCATGCGGTGTCGCGGATGATCGCAAAGCTGCTGTCTCTGTCCGGGTTTCCGTCCTCGAAGTCTCCCCGCATAGGGAATCTGTCTCCGAGAATTTCCTTGGCCGTATTCCAGAACACCCGGGCGTATTCGTCTGACTTCGTTTCGCCGGGAGAGGTGTGGATCTCCCATCCGGAGGCTATGTTGATGTCGGGTGCCGCGTTCAGATGGACTGACACAAGCAGGGTCTGGGATATCCCGTTCTGAGCTGCTATCTTGTTGGCCCTTTGAACTCGCGTCCGGAGAGGAATGTCGTTATCTTCTGGTACCAGAATATGGCAAGGAATATCCAGAGCCTTTAACTCTTCTGCAATTTTTCTTACGACTGCCCGAGTATATCTCCATTCCAGGATATATCTGCCGTCCTCCCATATCGGAGATCGCTTGCCAGGCGTGTCGCAGCCGTGACCATTGTCAAGTATTATCATTTTCATGCTATATCGATTGCTTTAAGATCAAGCTCCATGGTGAAGCCGTAACTGTTGGAAAGGTCCTTGGCGACAAATGGGGCTATGGTGGTCGGGAACGGGAGCCATTCTATGCAGTGTTCCAGATCAACGTCATCCCTCATCCGTTCACGGATTGTCTTCATGATTTCAAGGCATTCTGCTTGCGAAAGGGTCTCGGCAAACTGGTCTTCGTCATTGGGGTGCGCCTGGGCTACCGTTATGGCTATATGAAAGGAATCAGTCTTGACATCCTGTTTGCTCAGAGTGGAAACTATGTTTGAGTAATCGACGAACAGATATGGCCCTGTGACGGATGAAATCTTTGATTTTACAGCATCGCTGTTGATTCCGAAAATAAAATTGTCCAGTCCGGGGATTCTATTTCCGGCCGGCACAGCAAGCACCTCTTCTTTGGACTGGTCGTATGCCAGTCCGGAAGAGGCCTGAAAAAAGTTCTCCAAAGCCTCGCGGCTTACAAACTGAGAAAAGTATTTGAGGATAAGTAGAAGTATCATAATTCAACGACTGATGAGATTTGACCTACTGTCAGATTGAGTTTCTCTGCGATTTCCGTTGGCTTGAGTCCGCAACCTTTCAGGCTGTGTATGCTCTCTATTGTCATGGACAGAAGTAGATCCAGATAGGTGAACAGGTCAAGCTTGCAGATATCCCGGAACACTCCGTAACCTGCCTTGCTGAGGCTGTACAGGCTTCCTTCCATCCCGAGTGGAGACCTGCCCGGACGGTCTTCTGCGGAATTGAAGAGAATGTCATATTTATCAATCCGTCGGATCCATTCCAGAAGTCCCCGGAAATTATAGTATGCCGCAAGTTTCTGTTCGCGGGTGAACTGATGCAGCTTGACTTTCTGCATGTTCTCCTTGCTGTATGGAAGCGGGCAGTACAGGATTTTCACCAGCATATCGAGGGCTTGCTCGGAATGGTCTGACGAGTACAGCTTCATGACAGACAGTGCATCTACATACTGTTCAGACACAATAGATGTCTCTATCATTCCGGAGTCAACTGTGAATACATAACCCTTGTTTTGTTTCACTTTCGGCACCATCTGCCTGTTGACGCAGATCCGGAACTCCACTTCCTTGCGGTCTTCCTTTCCGAGGATCCTATATGGAAAGTCAAGCTGCTCTGAAATCCTGAACAGATTCTCAAAAAGAGTGTCTGTCATCTTCAGCCTGTTGACTTTCAAATCAAGAATGGCAGCGACAGTCATGACCTTGAACTGCTCGAAGGTTGTGACTCCAGCTTCAAAGTCTGCGATCGCTCCGGATAGACGCACGAACTGGGCTTCATCCAGCTCATGCCACCTGTTGGGAACCTGCCTGCTCTTTCGTAGTTTCAGTGTTATCATGCCATGTAGAATTTATTGTCCTCTTCGTTGATATTGGTGCTGATGGCTGTGGCACCTTTCTGTATCTGTACAAGGTTCTCGATGCTTTCATTCCAGGCGGAAACCTGCGACATCAGGTCTCCATACAGGCGGTCGCGACTCTGCATCGATGTGCCTTTAGTGTATTCGTGATTGTAGTCGTAGCGAATAGAACGAGGCAGTTCCGTGACGTCGAATCTCATCACTGCATTGGCGATGACCTGGTAGCAGAGAGAGCGATTGATAAGATCCTGCAGCTCTTCATTGATTTCAAGACCTGAAATCATCGGTTTGAGCCTATGCACCCATATCTGACGGATAAGGAACTGAACCTTTGAGAAGAAATAGGCGCTGCGGTCTATGCCATAGTAATAGTCAAATTCCTCGGCATTCTTGACAGGCAGTTCCTGGCGCTCACGATAGGTTCTGGTCTGGTCATACCCGCCTGTCTGAGGATTGGCATCCAGCCAATCGAGCAGGGTGTCCATAGCGAGCCAATGAGCGGATATGTGGTGCTCCTTGATTTCTTCGTGCTGGTACTTGTACATGCTGGCATCTGAGCCGTTCTTCTTCACGCTGTCAAAGATCTGATATCTGTACAGAGTACCGGTAGCAATAGCGGTCTTGAGTGCTTCCAGTCCTTCATTGCCGTCTTCAAGCTCGCTGATGGCAAGCAGGGTGCGCCCTCCGATGATTCCGGAGATTGCAGCTGCTGTGGATCTTATGGATGGCAGAAGCTGTCGATATTCTGTATCTGACTGCAGACCGTCACAATACTTTCGGAAGTCTGCTATATCCTTGAAGAATGATGTGGGATTCATTTTATACCTCCTTCTGATTTGACATTCTCTGACTTGGAGCCTGCTCCTCCTGGCGCTGCACTGTCGGGCGGTAGAAGCCAACACGGACACCACGGGCATATTCATCAGGGAAATTGAGCTTGATTGCATAGTTGATATCTGCACACACGATCTCTTCCGGAATCTGCTGCTGTGTCAGATATATCATGTAATTGTAGTATGCGTCTGATCCTGACTTGCTGATGATACCGTCGCTGCTGACATTGGATATCGACGAGTCGATTCCCTTGGATGACAGAAGCACCATGTCTGCGCGTTTGTCATACGATATCAGGGACTCGATGAACTCCTTATACTTCTGTGGTATTTCCTCAATCTTCCACTCCTCAGTCTGACCGTTCTGATTGATGAAGCCGCGTGTGGCATAGACCTTTCCCTGGTTCTTGCCACGCCCAGAAAGAAATTCCGTCAGGTTCTGAAGCTCAAGCTTGAGATACTGCTGGAGGATATTGTCAGAATACACAGTACCGACCTCCAGTTTCTTCTGTCCGACGGTGACAGTGATCAATTCTAGTCCCTCATCCTTTCGCTTGGCATTCTGGTCACAAAGCTCTTTGAGAGCAGATTCATGCACGACCATCCACTGGTTAGGAATGATGATATGAAGACGTGCTGACAGTGCGTTCTCAAGATAGGAATTGATATACTCCGGAGTGGCATTGCATCCTCTGATCCACTCCTTGATTCCTTTGAAAAAGACATTTGAGGCATATACTTCATTGCCGTGGGTCGGGTTCTTGCTGTATGAGATGCAACAGTGTTTCCCGAGAGGGGCAAGGTAGTCCTGACGAGGATATACTTTGAATTCTTTCTGAGAACCGCTCTGCCAATTACCGACCATCACGAGATTGAAGTCACGGTCTTCTATGTCCGTCCTGCCTGTGATATTCTTGGATGTGGCAAATCGGCAGCGAAGCTCAGAGACGTGCTCCAATCCTGCCACGGGTAAAGTGCCTTTCAGCCCGACTTTCATCCCTTTTGTCAGGTGCCACTTGGTGTAGATGCCTTCGGAATAGTAGTATGATCTTATGGCTTTGTTGATATATATAGGGAAACTGTCCGGCAAGCCTCTT